CCCAGTCATCGACCTGGAGGAAGGCGACGGCGACCAGTCGGTGCGCGCCGCCGAGTGGCTGTCCCTGACCGGCGTCCGGCTCGGGAAGCGGCCATGGCTCTACTCGGGCGAGAACTACGCCGAGCACCACGGGCTGGCACCCATCTTCAACGGCCCGCAGGTGCACACGTGGGTGGCGGCCTACCGCAGCACCGAGCCCGCGCTCGGGCACACGCTGTGGCAGTGCACCAACGGCGTCACCGGTATCCACCGGACGGACTGGCCGGGCGCCGGGTTCTGCGACACGTCGGTGTACCACGGGACGCTCGCGGAACTATCCGCGCTGGTGCCCGGCAAGCCGGAGCCTGCGGCGCCGGGGTACGTCACGCATGTCACCGCCGGGCACATGTCCCTGCACGACATCGCCGCGCAGCACGGCACCACGGCCGCGCACGTGCTGCGGCTGACCGCCAGGGACGGCCCGTTCACGCCGGAAACGTACCGCTGGATCAACGACGTGTTCGGCGGCAAGCCGGGCATGGTGTCAGCGCCGATGCCGCTGGGGCTGACGTGGCGCCTGCCGGCGATCCCGTCATGAGCGAGCGCGAGGCAGGCCAGCCGACCCAGCGGGATGCCGCCTTCCGCGAGGGCTACGCGCACGGCCTGGGGGAAGCGAAGGGCATCCCGTACCGGGAAGCGTGGCTGGCCTCGCCTGATGATGGCGGCGCCTTCGCGCAGAACAGCCGGGGCCAGTGGGTGCCGTCCATCCCGCTCCCGTTCTACGGGCTCAGGAAGGGCTGCCAGTGCGGGCGGAAGTTCTGGACTGCGGACGGCTACCAGGGTCACTATGCCCTGTGCCACATCCTGCACCTGGATGCGCCGTGACAGCGGGCGGCAGGATGGCCCCTGCGCGCCGCGCCTGCGCGCCGCAGGACGCCGCGCAGCGCACGGTGCATACCCGGGCATGGGCCCGGGCTTCCGGGGCCGCAAGAACCGGTGGAGGGCCGCGGCCGTGCGGGTGCCGGGCCGACCCTGCCGTTTTCGGGCACCGGCCCGCGTGCGAGCACGGCGGCTCCCGGCAGACCCCCCTGTGGCCGTCCGGGGCCGTCCCGGGGCTGGCCCGGTGACGACGCGGGACGAGCCTGATCCGCGCGATGCGCAGATCACTGCGCTGCGCAGACAGCTAGCCGGGCTCGCATCAGCCGTCGAGACTGATCCTCGTGACATAGAGATCGCCTGCCTGCAGGTACAGGTGAAGTCCCTGGCGCAGGCGATCACCAAATCCACCGAGCCGCCGCGCGAACCTGGGTGGATCTCGCTTCCGAGCGGTCAGTGCATCCCTGCCGAATGCCTATCCGGTTACCCGGCCGCGCATGCGGCAGGCTTTAGGTGGGAAGGCAACACGCCCGTTTTCCCTGATGACTGGCCGACTGTGGGCACGTCGTGACGACGTCCCGGGATTGTGACATCACCGGCCGCACGGGCGAGCTGGCCGCGCTGATCCCCGCCCTCGCCGCCGCCCTGGACCGCGACAACACGCCCGCAGGCGGACGGCCCGTCCTGTCCGCCGGGTGCGTCGTCAACATGGACGTCCTGCACGCCATGCGGATGCTGCACCGCGAGATCCCCGCCACATGCGCGGAGGCGTGCGAGCTCACCGGCGAGCCATGGCACCCCCGGCCGCTGCCCGTGTGCCTGCGCGCCCTGCCCAGGCTGCATGAGCGGCTGGCGCACCTGGACATGGTGACCGCCGCCGCCCGGATCGAACGGCAGGCGGACAGGTGGCTGCGGGTGACGAAGCTGGCGCTGGGGCTGCGGAACCCGGACCGGCCGCTCGGGCTCGACTGCCCCCTGCACGAGGAACCGTCGCCGCTGATCATGATCGGCTCTGAGCGGTTCCTGCGGGACGGGCCGGTTCCGTCGGTGACGGAGCCGCAGCTCGCGGGGCTGATCCGGTGTCATCTGTGCGGCGCTGAGTGGCGGAAGCTGCAATGGGATTTCCTGCTCACGATGCTGGCGGCGTCATGACAGCCGCACCAGCCACGCTCGAACGGCTAGCGGAAGGTCACCGCTATCGCTGCAGGCATCCTGATTGCAAAGGGTGCCGGAAGCCGCGACGTCGCCGTCTGCAACAGTCACCTGCCCGCCAATATCGGCATCACGTATAAGAAACTCGACTACTGGGCGCGAGCGGGCTACCTGCGACCCGAAGGAGGCCACGGGACGGGTAATTTCCGGCTCTGGCCTGCGGCTGAAGTGATGATCGCCTGGCGGATGGGACGCCTCACGGCCGCTGGCCTATCCCCGGACGTGGCTGCTGCGTTCGCTCGTGACGGATGGCCGTGTGCTGAGATCGCGCCTGGCATCGAGATCCGCGCGGCTGACCTGCCGGAGATTACGGACACGGCCATGATTAACGGGTGCCCGGAACCCTGGCCGACACCGGCGCCATCGCATGGCTGCTCGACGTCCCCGCCGCCACCATCCGCACCTGGGCCCGCCGCTACCCCGCCGAACTCCCAAGGCGCGGCACCCGGGGCAGGCGCACCCTGTACGACGTCGCCGACGCGAAACGCCTCCATGCCCGGCTGCGCGAAATGACTTCCCCGTAGGCTGGCTTACATGGTGACCCGCGAGGAACTCCGCCGTGTCACTGATGAGATGCGGCTGCGCGATGTCCCCGTTCACCGCAGCCGCCCGGTGGTGATCATCCATCTCGTCATGGACGAGGATCATGGCCGCACGGCATGCACCGGCGAGCGGTGGGAGCATCCCGGTGACTCAGGCCCGCGCGTGCCGCGCCAGCTCTGCGGTGCGTGCCGCCTGAGCGCTCTGCGCCCGGCGGCGCCACGCCGGGACCACTGGCCACGTTGACAACGCCCGTGACGTGCGGCAACATCAGGATGACTGCCGGTCCTCTATGTCCCCGGCCAGCCAGGAGCGTCTCAATGGGTGAGTGGACGATCGTCATCCAGGGCCACGGCATCCACGACAACGGCCGCCCCGATGACGCCGACGCGATCTGCCAGCGGTTCGTGGACGAGCTGGCTAAGAGCCAGGAAATCCAGTCCGTGCACTTCACCGCCGGTGCCAGGCGCGCGCTCGGCGTCCCGGTGCCCGGCGGACAGTGAGACGGCGGAACCTGCCGCGCGTGCGGCACTGCAACGGCGGGAACTTACCATGATCAACGGCTCCTCCGGTTACGGGAACGGCGCCAGCTGCGCCGTCACCGGCGGCACCCTGGCCCGCGACGTGACGCAGCCGTGGCTGGCCGCCGCCTGCGCCAGGACCGTCGGCCGCATCTGACCATGGCCACGCAGGCCCATTCACCGGATTCAGTGCGCCGCGATCACCAGGGGCGTGATGAAACGCTCAGACATCGCCGATGAGCACGTGATCGAACTGGCCCGGCGATGGCGTGAAGACTTCACCCGGCCAGGCGTAATCGACGCGCTCATGGCTGAAGGTGTTCCCGAGAAGGTCGCGCTAGCCAAGATTGAGCACATGGCCCGCCGCCGCCTGCTCGATTACGGCGTCTCGCCCTACTACGCGTGGCCCGCGTGATGGCCAGGACGCGCCCGCGGCTTAGCGCCGCCGACCGCGGCTACGACCACCGGCACCGCCAGCGCATCCTCGCAGCCAAGGCGGCATGGCGGCCGGGCCAGCCCTGCGCCCGCTGCGGCCAGCCCATCACCAGCCTCACCATGATCGACCGCAAGGGCCGCATCGTGTCCGCCGTTGACCTCGGCCACGTGGACGGCTCGGGCAAGACCATGTACGCGGGACTCGAGCACCGGCACTGCTCACGGTCAGCAGGCGCGCGGCTCGGCAACCGGATGCGCGGCAGGACACGCCGGTGGCAGGCAGCACGCCAGTGGTAGCGGTTACCGTGGACGAATGCCCCGCATCAGCACCGGCCGAGCGCGGATACTCAATAGCGCTCAGCCGAAATGGGTGATGATCGGCCTGGACTGGGACGGCCCCGGCGTCCTGCTGATGGCCAGTGACAGGCTGTCCGCCGCGCAACTGGACTTCGAGGCGCGCAGGTACGACTTCCGCGACATGGCTGACCTGCGGGCGAACTTCGCGCCGTCCCTGGCGCTGACCACGGTCATCGAGACCCGGGCTGCCCCGGGCCGCAAGGACGGCTATGTGCTGATCGCGGCACCGGACTGGATGCAGGCGATTCAGGAGCTGTTCGGCGAGTGGACGCCGGAGCAGGAGCTGCGTGCGCTGGCGGCGGATGGCCACCATGCAGCCATCACGCACGGTGACCATCCGCAGAGTGACCAACCCTCCCGCGCTGAGCCACCCTCCGCGCGCTGACCGACCATCCCGGGTGGTTGCAGGCCCCTGACCTGCGACGATGGATCGCGCATCGGATGTTGATCTTGACGGGCGACTCCGCAGCCGTCTCGTGTGTCCGCACATTGGATCTTGGACTTGTGTCACTCTGCGTAAGGCGGGCCGATGGCCGGAATGGGCTGCGTGGAGCGCGCGACGCGGGCTGAGCTGCGGGCGCTGAAGATCTCGGTGCAGACGTCGATCCTGGCCGCTAATGCGGTGTCACTGGCGAGGCAGATCGACGTCTCGCGCGGCGCGGTGGCCGCGGCGGCGGCGTCGCTGCAGCTGCGGCAGACGCGGGCTGACCTGATCGCGGAGGCAGAGAAGCAGCCGGAACGGGATGTCATCGATGACCTCAACGCTCGACGTGCCGCGAGGCGCGCTGCTGGGTGACCAGCGGCCCCGGCTGTGCTCGGTGCCGCCGTGCGTGTCATCGGAGGGCGGCCGGGTAGCTGATCTTGCCGAGGCTGCGGGCCTGGTGCTGGATGACTGGGAGCGGTGGGTCCTGGAGGAGGGCCTGGGCCGCTGCGCCGGGGATCAGTGGGCGGCGTTCGAGAAGGCGCTGATCGTGTCCCGGCAGAACGGGAAGGGCGCGGTCCTGGAGGCGCTGGAGCTGGCGGCGCTGTTCCTCGACGATTTCGGCGTCGACCTGATCCTGCATTCGGCGCATGAGTTCAAGACGGCGGCGGAGGCGTTCCGCCGGGTGCAGGCCCGGATCGAGAATCACCCGTCGTTCCGGCGACGTGTCCGCCAGGTGTACCTGCAGCGGGGCGCTGAGTCGATTGAGCTGAAGAACGGCAAGCGGCTGCGGTTCATCGCCCGCTCCGGCGGTTCCGGCCGCGGCTTCTCCGCTGATCTGGTCATCCTTGATGAGGCGTACGAACTCGGTGATGCGGCGATGGCGGCGCTGCTCCCCACGCTCTCCGCGCGGCCGAATCCGCAGATCTGGTACACCTCGACGGCTGGCCTGCCGACGAGCACGCAACTCGGAGCGGTGCGGGCGCGGGGGCTGCGCGGGGATGACCCGGCGCTGGCGTTCTTCGAGTGGTCCGTTGACCCGGATGACTATGACCCGGCGGACCCGCGATGCTGGGCGCAGGCGAACCCGGGGCTGGGGATCCGGATCACGCCGGAGTACATCGGGAAGGAACGGGCGGCGCTGGCTCCGGATGAGTTCGCGCGGGAGCGGCTGTCGGTGGGTGATTACCCGGTGGACGGCGGCAACTGGGCGGTGATCACCGCCGACACGTGGGGTTCGGCCGCGGCCCCGGGCGCGCTGCTGTGAGCGGCGAGGTCGCGTTCGCGGCGGAGATCTCCGAGAACCGGAAGCGCTGCGCGATCATGGCCGCCGGCCGGGAGAAGGATGGCCACCGGATCCTGATTGACCTGGTCTGGTATGACCACCCGCGCGGCGCGGTGGCCCGCCTGGTTCAGCTTGAGGCGAAGCATGACCCGGTGGCGGTGGTCATTGACCCGCGGTCGCATGCGGCGACGCTGATCCGGCCGCTGCGGGATGAGGGGGTCATGCTGACGCTGCCGAATACGCAGGATGTGGCGGTGGCGCACGGGGAGTTCACGGACCTGGTGAACGATGGCGGCCTGGCGCACCTGGACCAGCCGCCTTTGACGGCGGCGGTGCGGGCGGCGCAGCAGCGGCCGTTGTCGGGGGCGCAGGCGCTGGAGCGGAAGCTGCCGGTGGACCAGTCGCCGTTCATGGCCGGGGAGCTCGCGGTGTGGGCGTTCCTGGCCTGGGAGGTCCTGTCGCAGCCCGGCACGTTCGTGATCTAGAGACCTAAATGCCCGCCAGGACGTCTCCTGGCGGGCACTGAGCGGGCCGGCCGAACCCTCAGCATCGGGAGATCAACTCCCGCGGATTACCCAATCCTAGCAAGGAAGCCTGTCGTGCCGATGGTTACCGATGAGATGGTCAGCCGCGCGCT